ATACCTGTTCCTTGACCAAAACCAATAATTCTTCCTTCTGGATCATATTGAATAGAACCAAGTCCTGCTTGTTGTGCTGCTCTTTTTTGTGCTGCTTGAGTAAAAGGATCTACTGCAGCAACTCTTGGCATAATGCCAGCAATATCTACCGGTCTATTTAATTCTGATGCGGTGTAGTCTGCAAGTAATTCTGCAAATGGAGCTAAAAATGGTGCAGGATAATTAGAAGTTGATGAAGGTGTTGTACTTCCTTGACCAATTGGATTATTTGCTAACACAGCCATTATGATCTTCCCTCAAGTTGTCTCATTAAACTATACATTTTTTTAGCACCTTCTTTGACACTTCCTCCGCCGGCATTTCGCACAGCATTAGCAGTGAATACAAATTCGTTATTTGACAACATAGCTGGTATATCGTCGGCCTTTTCTTTTACACCAATAGGAGGAACAAATCCACCTTTTTGTCTATAATCTAACTCAGTAATACCTGCTTGATTTGTTCTTACAGGAGGTGATCCATATCTATATCCTTGTCTACCTTGACTATTTGCATTACTAGATGCTCTTTTATTTTTAATAGAATTTAATATATTTAAAAACTTTGGATCTTTCATTAAATTTCCCATTGTTCTAGAATCCTTCATTATTCTTTGTGTTACTTGATTAGTTAACATTGCTGGGGGCATCTTTTGACCCGATTGCATTTGCATAGGTTGTTGTGTTGATCCTATTGCATATCTCATTCTTCCACCATTTTTAGCTTCGTCTCTTGGATATCTTTTTTGATAATCTTTTCTCATCTTAAATCTTTGATATTCATCTAAAAGATCTTCCATTTCATTTCTTCTTCTATTGTAATTAAATTCATTTTTTAATTCCATTTCTTCTTCTGGAGATCCACCATCTGCCATCATAGGTTTTCCATTAAAATAATTATTTTCTAATGGAGTATACATTGCTGATTGCATAGCAGGTTGCATTGGGGATAGTGGTTGCATTTCCATTATTCCACCCATTTGAGCTTTTGGTCTAACAACTACATCCGCCGCTGTTCTTTGTGGAGCAACTGCAACTGTTTGAGAACCTAATGGTCTCCCTCCTCTTGCTACCGGTAAAGATGCAAGTCCTTGTCCTGTTCTATATTGTAAACCTTTTAACTCTGTTCCAACATTATATTTATTATATACACCCATTACGATGTCATTAATTCTTTTTTGATCATCATAAGATAATTTTCCACCAATTACAGAAAGAACTGCTGGACCATATTTTTTAATAACTTCAGCTAAATTATCTGTTCCAAATGCATTCATTAAAATGTTTCCAAGTCCAGAAACAGATTTAGTTATAATATTTGTAATATCATTTAACTCAGGAAGTCCTGCTATAAATGAATATTGTAATCCTTGTCCAAAAGCATTTGGATCAACTTGTTCTCCTGAACTTGTTTGTTGAAAAGTTAATGAAGGTATTTGTTGTTGCATAGGCTGTGATTGAGAAGTTCTATTAAGTGAATTATAAATATCATATCCAGATCTTGCAACATTGAGTGCTGTATCTAATCCTTCAATTCCTGTTTTTATAAATCCACCTTGATACCCGCCTCCTCCTGGTACGTTCCCTGGTGCAAAACTAAATCCTCCTGAAACAGGGTCATAGAATGATGCTGGATTAAATCCTAACTCTTCATCGAAATCAGTTGCAGCAAATGCTGCAGCATAAGGATTTCCTCCTGACATTACATATGCTTTAACAGCATCTTCAATATCAATATTAGAAGCAACATCTCCTACAAAATCACCAATGCCTCCGGCTACATCACCTACAAAATCTGCAGCACCACCTAATACATCACCTACTGTATCTACTACACCACCCATTATTTATAATGCTCCTTAGTAAATGTTTTTGTTACTTTATAAACTTTTCCATCATCGGATATACGTAACCAATTAACAGATCTGTTTGTTCCTAATAAATTCGTATAATATTGTTTAATCCAAGACATAACTTTTTTAAGATTTTTAACACAAATAACATCACAATGCCATACATTATCACCGCTTTTCCAATCGTTTGGATTTATTTTACCTGTTAAAATGAATTGTTTTTCAGCGTTTTTATCTAAGAAAGCCCAGTTGGTAAATGCGATCACTTCTTCTCCTTGTTTATGTATCTTGTATTGATTTAATTCATAAGAAGGTAGAATATAAAATAATAACTCTTTATCTGTGTTTTTATTATAGCGATCAAATTGTCGGTATAAAGATAAGATAGTTTTTAAATCATCTAACATCTTTGAGGCAGGCATATTTATCCTGGAAACAGTATAGTTTACTTGTTTTTAGTGGATTCGTCAATCTTTCTTGAGTTTATCAATTCATCCATAAATTTACCTTCAAAAGAATACTCTCCAACATGAGTGATAAATTCATCTACATAACAATAGCATTTTCCACCAATATCTCTCCATTTTTGACAGAATGCAAAATCTTCTCCATAATACTTATTTGTTTTTTCATCAAACCAAGTATCAAAGAAGTTCCATAGATTTTCAGAATCTCTTGGCTCACCATTTAATATAGTAGGCTGTTTAATTTTAAGGTGTGGATATTTTTCAACCATCTTTAAAATAGTTTCTTTTTTAATAAGCATAAATCCAGTTGGAGCATGTGTTACTTCCATAACTCCTTTACTTACATTTATGTTAGTTTGATCTTCAACTTTTATTGGATATGTAAAACCAGACTTAGATAAATCTTCTACATTAATATTTTTTTCATCTTGAATCCTACTATGTACCTTGTTCCAATTAATAGTTTTCATTGGATATGGAATTGAAACAACATCTTTATCACACTTTAATAATTTAACTACAGAAGATGGATCAAAAGATATATCACCATCTATAAATAACATATGTGTATATTCTTTCTTATTTAAAAAATTAGCTACACATAAATTTCTTCCTTGTGTAACTAATGATGATTTTAATAATAAAAAATCTATTACAAGTCCTAATGAATGACCCATTCCCTGTAATGTTAATAATGATTCTGTGTAATGAATAGATACTTCAGAATGAACTGGCGTTGCAACCAATAACTTTATCTTTTTAAAATCAAGATCACCTGAATCTATTTTAACATTTTCATTAGTATTTACTTCTTCTTTTTTAAACCAAATAGGTTTACTTGCGTCTTGCATTAATAGCTCCTTCTAAAAACTTAGTCCATGCATAACCAATCTTATTCCAATTATAAAATCTATTTGTGTAATCTATTTGCATATCTAAATGTTGTCTAATTGACGGATGATCCAAGGTCCCCGCCGCATGTTCAATTGCATATGCAAACTTGTGCGCTAAACTTGTAAATGATTTCTCATACGGAACATATGTAATGAACTCTGCACCTGTTTCATATAAAGCACCATAATCAGTTGTGATACAATAAAGACCAGCTGCCATTGCCTCTAGCGCTGATATACAAAATGTTTCTTCCCAGATACTTGGAAAAGCAAAGATATGATATTTGTGTAAGTTCTCTCTTATATATTCATGAGGCTTGTAACCAATATAATTTACATTAGATAAAGATTTAGCCTGGTCATATAACTCTTTATATGCATCATCATTAGCTTGTTTAAATGCATCTCCATATACTTCAGTTGATGAATAAACATCTAAACTAATAAGAGGATTTTTAACAAGTTGCATTGCAGCTAGAATTACATTCAAACCTCTCCATGGAGTTGGATGAAATATAAGTTTAATAGGATCACCTTTTACATGTCTAGTTCTTGGAACAATTGGTAATACACCATTCTTTATAACAATAGATCTTTCAGTTGGTATATCAAAATACATTCTAAACTTTTCATAATTCCAATGTGAATTAAACACATACCAATCATATTTATTATGATTTGATTTGTCTTTGAACCATGGCGCTAAATTTGGTTGATCGTATGAATTCTTTTGCCAAAGTATATTTACTTTATTTGGATCTATTGGAACTTTACCAGGAACAGATGTACAAATTTGTACCTGATCAAGTAAGTCTTTGCTTACATGTTTTTCTAAAAACTCAAACTGTAATTCTGTACCACCTCTAGGTTTCATTTTTCATTCATAAATTTCTTAAATACTTCTAATCCTTTATTAGTAACTTTAACTATAACGTCTCTACTAATATCTTGTGGATCAACGTTAGCAGCTTTAAGTTCTTCTTCGTCTTTATAAACCTTACCCGTTTTCTTATTTTTTATTACTGTTACTGTTTCAGTTTCAATATTAAATTCTTTATTGTCCATTCTGGTCGTCTCTATTTATTTCTAGTATTGCAAGTGTTGCACTTATACCAGAAACATTAGAACTTTCAAGTCTTATGGTATCTGTTTCTTCTAATACAATAGGACCTTTTGCTAAATTACAAATAGTAGGACCTGTTATAGAAGCATAAGCTATTTGAAAAATTGTAGATACTGAATCATCATTAATAGATACTTTTAATATTTTACTCCCTGATTCATTAGTCACTTGAATGTTTTGAATGATCGCATTAGCATTTGATGGACATGTGTATACAGTCACAGCAGCTGTAGTGCTTGGATCATAGAATGCGTTTTTATAAAAATTTGCCATTATGTTAAATCATACCATTTTAATAAACCAACTATATCATCATTATTAGCAGCACCTTTTCCTGCTAAAGTTAATGTATCTGATACACCTGCAATAGTTTGCCCTAGTTGATAAGAAAAGTTAAAATTACCAGATTCAGAAGCTGTTACAAGAGAAGTACCTTTACCTGATAAAAAAGAACCAGCTATTCTTGTACCCCCTGATATTGTTAGTGTTCCTGTTATATCATATTCAACATTATCTGAATAATTTGTATATGAAAAAGCACTAGATGGAGTCGCATTTAAATATAATCCAACTTCAAAATCAGAATTAGATATAGCGGATGTTTCATATCCTGCTGGAATTATCACAGCATAGGGTCTTGATGATCTAATTCTTATTGTTGCTAAATTATATAAAGTATTAGATGAACTTAAATTAACTCCATTTAAAGAAGCTGTACCAATCATTTGTTGTACACCTTCTGGTTGATAACCACCTTCAGAAATACAAGAAGAACATATTTGCTGTAATGTATAAGTTCCAGCCGTCAATGTTCCAGCTCTTTCAATCTCATAACGAATTGGAAGATTGGCTGTTTGCATATAAACAGTTGTTAAACTATTAGCATTATAAAAAGTATGTGCTGTAATTAATTGACCATTAATAACAAATCCAACTCTAACAGATCCAACACCCAACCATTCAATATCTATAAATAATATATTGGATTTAGCTGCATCTAATGTAAATCCACTTGCACCTGTTCCATTTAAGGTATCTCCATTCCAACTAGATTGTGATATTTCAGTATCAACTGCTGCACCGGATGTATAAGTACGTCTTACTATTTTAAGTGTTGTTCCATCTGCTGTAAAAAATATTCCATTATTTGCATCAAATAATCCAACCTTTTGTTTTAGGTTTGCAGTTAAAGTATTCATTACAAACGTATTAAAAATAAGTAATGATTTACCAGGTTGATAAGACATAACTCTTTTAGTTTGTCTTATTGTTTTAGAACTTGCTGCCTCTGTTACATTTAAATTAACTGTAGATTTATTAGCTGTATAAGTAACACTTCCACCATTTGCAGTAGACTCATCAAATAAATTATTCTTTGACATAATACTTTTACTGTCAAAGATAGTCAAAGGTTCAGAAACCCTTAATCTTCCGAATGCATCAACGTTATTACCACCGATTGTAATTAACTGACCATTACCAACATTTATATTTTCACAACTCATTAGCAGCCAAACCTCATATTAAACCATGTAAATCTTTGTAACTCTTGTCTTAAATCTTCTTGGAAAGAAAAGTTTAATTGATCTTTTAATGTCTCTAAAGCTTGTAGAACTTGTCTTTGATTTTCAGCAGAATACTCTTGACTTGGTTCTGGTATGTATGTTGTAATTTTTGCCATTATCTTCTTCCATCAGGTTGAAGGTCTACTCTAAATAATCCATATCTCCAATTTTCATCCGTAGATTCATTTTCAACTTTAATACTCATTAATCTATTTCTTGCTCTAGTATCTATCTTAGTTGTAGATGAAGTTACAGTATAAGGTCCTAACATCTGACTATCTTGTGTTTGAGATGGATAATTTCTTAACAATAAAGTTACTTTAGCATTTCCTGTTAGTATTTTAAAGTCTGGAATAAATCTATTTATCTTCATTAAATACTGGCCATCTCCCTCTACATCTAAATCAAAGTCCCCAGATTCAATATATGCAGGAATAGCTGTTTTAACTCCAAGCGCACTTACATCATTAACACCTACTTCATGTTCATAATAACTAGATGCACCATTTAAATTAGTTACACCATTAATCGTTGGAAAAGTTGGAACTGTAGTTGGTAAAAATTTAGTAGCATATGGCTTATCAAATGTCTGTGCATCTGAATAAGTTGTTCTAGAAAGTGACATTGTAGTCCAAGTATTTTCAACAAAGTTATAAACTACTGATCTATTTATTTGAGATTCACCTGCACTTGGATAAAACCAAATTACTTCATTATATAAACTGTTATGTGAACCATAGACAATATCTGATGCACCATAATTTATTCCTAAATTATCTCCACCCGTTGTAAATACAAAGTCTTCAACAAGAGAAGGTAATTGTTTAACTGTACCATCATAAACAAAGAATCCTCCACCAAATCCCATCCAGAATATTGCACCTTGTGCAAAGACTATTGAATGTTGACCAATACATCCACAGTTTGTACCCACCTGTCTAATTGAAAATACAAAAGGAGGTCCAACAAATTGCATCACATAAGCTGCTTGATCTGTTAAAATAAATATATAATCTTTTCCTTGTACAGCTCCAACAATAAAATTACCTGTATCTAATCTAAATGTACCTGCTGTATTTGTTGCAGTGGGTGCCCAAGTATTAAAGTCTTCTTGATTTGAAAATCTTATAAACATTGGATCTTGTGTTGATGGTGTTCCAATTGTTGTCTCAGTTCCAAGTGCAATTAAATGTCTATCTCTATCAGAGACAATCGTCATAACAGATGCTGTTGGAGCTCCAGCGATTAAAGTTGCTCTTGTTTGAAGCCCATCATTTTCTGGATCCCATTTATAAGTTTTTCCATTTTTAACGGTCGCAATTAATATTTGTCCGAAATTATCAAATGACCATTGTCCTGGCGATAATACAACTTGTGGAGATGCAGAAGCTTCTCCCCAAGCAACTGTACCCCAAGTAGATGTTCCCCAACCATAACCTATCGTTTGATTTAATGGACCAATAAAAATATAAGGAGCGACTGTTAAAGTTCCTCCCGTTGTAACACCTGTTCCAGTCTCAGCTGTCGGCATTGTAATTGTAAAAGTATTTGCATTTGGAACTGTTAAAACTTCAAATATATTTGTAGTAAAACTTGCTGACGTATAACTTGTTGTTGTTGGTCCTGGAGTTGTTGCTGCTGTAAATTTAATATAATCACCAATTTGAAGTCCATGATTTGATTTTGTAATTGTAACTGTTGTTGAACTTGTAGTTGAAGTATAAGTACAAGAAGTTAACGCTGTACCAAGTGGGGTAATGTCATAAAATTCTCCACCAAAATAAATTACAAGTAATTTATTTGTGCCAATTGCAGCATAACGATTTCCATCTAAATCTGTCCATGTGTGCTGGGCTCGTGCAACTCCTGCTA